CTGCTAGGTTAGTGTTGTCAGTTGCAGGGATGGAGCAAGCTCAATGCCCAAGCGTTCCCAGTCCACACAGGCTGATCACAGTCCTGAAACCCGCAAAGCCGCCCACACAGGCTTCAGCTTTGACGACATGCCCGATTCGGGCTATATGCGCCAACCTCAAGTCTTAGAGGTGGTACCGTTTTCTCCCGCCACGATGTGGAGAAAAATCAAGAAGGGTGAGTTCGTCTCGCCGGTACGCCTCTCTGACCGCGTCACAGCCTTCCGTGTCGGTGATGTCCGCGCTTGGCTCAAGGCCCAGGCAGAAGCATGCGGCGTGGCAGTCTCGGTGGAGGCTGAATAACCATGCAAGTATTCAAGCCGCCAAATGGAAAAGCCGTCAACGCCCTGGCAGGCAATTCGACGGCTCTTCTGAGTACACAGCAGTTGGATTCTATCCAATCGAATAACTGCGTGCAATCTCGTGGTGTGCGCCGCATCGCGATTGCCGTCATTCACCTTGTGGTGCATGGCCTGCGCTACATCACCAAACTTACCGCCAACCTGATCCGCCTGAAGAGCCTGGGCCTGGCGTTGTGGATCACTGCCTACGAAATGGCTCCTGACTGCAAAGGGGGCCGCGAGTGAAATATTCACAGCACCCGCTGAGCGCAGCCTTTCCAGCCATGAGCGCCGACGAATTTGCAGCACTCAAAGACTCCATCGGCATCAATGGCGTCCTGAACCCCATCACTATTTTCGAAGACATGGTGATTGACGGTTGGCACCGGTACACCGCCGCGACCGAATCCGGCGTTGACTGCCCTTCGGTGGTTATGGATGACTCCATAGACCCGATTGACTTCGTGAAGGCACAGAACGAGAACCGGCGCCACCTGACCGCATCGCAACGTGCAGCGGCGATTGTGAGCATCTACCAATGGGTGCCAAATGGCGCAAATCAGCATGCCAAGGGAGGGGTGGAACCAGGTTCCTACCCTCCAAAAACCAATGCCGAATTGGCCTCTATTGCAAAGGTCAGTACCAAGACAATCCAGCAGGCGAAAGTGGCACAAAAGGCCGGCCTGACTGAGGCCGTGAAGGACGGCGCAATCACTGTGAAGGAGGCCGCGCAGATTGCATCCGGCAAGTCACTGGTCAAGTCTCATGCAGCCCCAGAAGACGATGGCCCGGACGCCGACGAGCTCGCAGCCAACGCCATGGCTGCAGCGGAAGACGCCAAGCACCTGGCTGGTTTGCTGGATGCCGATGACAAGCTGGCATTCGCGGTGGCAGAGGTCAAACGCCTGAACGCACTTAATGCGAACCTTCAGTTGCGCGTCAACGGCCTGATGAACGAGAAGAACGAAGCCGTTAGGGCTGCCAAGGCCATGGAACGACAAGTGCAGCGCCTGCGCAAGGAGGCTTCGAAATGAACGCCTTCAACAAGAACCTCTGGGAAGAAAAGCCCGACTATCTGGCAACGACATTCCCACCGGCGCGCCCGTTCCAGTTGGCGGCACATCAAGCATTGCGGGATGGATTCAAAGCTGGCCACCGCTGCCAGGTCATCATGGCACCGACCGGCGCCGGAAAGACATACCTTGCGCACAAGATTGCACTGGAGGCCCTGCTGAAAGGTTGCCGCGTGGTGTTCGTGTGTGACCGCACGACGCTGATCAACCAGACCAGCGCGGCAGCAGATGCCTACGGACTGTCGGCGCACGGAATTGTGCAAGCGGACCACTGGCGTCGCAACGGGCACCGGTATCAGATCGCAAGTGCCCAGACTCTGGCCAAGCGCGGCTACTGGCCTGACGCTGACGTCATCATCATTGATGAGGTGCACACACAGCTTTCGGTCTGGACTGAGCACATCCAGAGCACCAAAGCGGCCTGCATCGGGTTGTCGGCGACACCGTTCAGCGCGGGTCTCGGGAAGTTGTTCACCAATCTGATCAACGCCACCACCATGCACGAGCTGACACAGCAGGGCGTTTTGGTGCCCATGCGCGTGATGTCCTGCAAGCGCGCCGACATGTCCGGCGCCGCCACCGCAGGCGGGGAGTGGACAGATGCGGCCGCAGAGCAGCGCGGCATGGAAATCGTTGGCGACGTCGTAACCGAGTGGCTGAAATATGCCCAGGGCCGCAAGACCATCGTATTCGGCGCCACCATCAAGCACTGCCAGGAGCTGGCCCGCCAGTTTTTGGATGCCGGTGTGATGGCTGCCGTGTTCACCAGCGAGACGACAGCCCCAGAGCGCGACCTGCTTATCAAGGAATACAGCAAGGCCGATTCCCTCCTTCGCGTGCTCATCAGTGTTGAAGCGCTGGCCAAGGGGTTCGATGTGCCAGATGTGGGTTGCGTGGTGGACTGCCGGCCGCTGCGCAAGTCGCTGTCGACGGCTATCCAGATGTGGGGCCGCGGGCTCCGCTCATCCCCTGAGACCGGCAAAACAGACTGCTTGCTTCTGGACCACAGCGGCAACATCGTGCGCTTTGCGGAGGATTACAGCGAAATCTTCTTCAATGGCCTTGAGGCACTGGACAGTGGCGAAAAGCTGGACAAGCAGATCCGCCGTGATGATGACGACAGGCAAGAGTCTGACGGCTGCCCAAAGTGTTCCTACAAGCCATTCTTCAAGCGTTGCATGTCTTGTGGCTACGAGAAGCAGGCCCCTGCGTTGGTCGAAGCTGTTCCGGGTGAGATGCAAGAGATCTTTATTGGCAAGAAGAAGATGGCCGACGACCATCGCCACCTCTGGGAGCAGGTTTGTTCCTATTCGCGGGCCCACAGCGTCCCTGGCAAGCAGTATGGCCGTGCATGGCATCTGTTCCAGAAGATCGCAGGCCGGGACCCGCTCCAGGTGTGGCGCCTTGAGTCCACGCCCGTAGTCCCAATCACTGCCAACGTTCGCAACAAAATCACGAGCCTGAACGTCGCGTACGCGAAAGCGAGGCGCGCATGAACGCATTCCTCCTGTTTGCCCGGGCCCACGGCCTGGAGCTCGATGCGAGTCGCCTGATGGTTGGTGAGCGTGTGCGCCGCTGCGGCACCATCGACAAGCCCTGGTCAACCAACGGTGCGTACTTTTGGGATGGTGAACGCGGCTGGGTCTTCAACTGGGCAGAGGAAGCCAAGGCGTATTGGTTCAACGATGTCAATGCAGCGCCATGGACCGAAGCCGAGAAAGCCGCGTGGAAGGCCAAGCGCGCTGCGGCTGCGACCAACCTGGAGGCTAATTACCAACGTGCTGCCGTTCGCGCTGCCGAGCTGATTCGCAGCACTACCCCGGGCCCACATGACTACCTGCACAGGAAGGGCTTTCCAGATGCCCAGGGCATGGTGGCAAAAGACGGCGCGCTGGTCATCCCCATGCGCAATATGGATACCAACGCTTTGCAGGGTGTTCAGCTGATCCTGTGGAATGAGGCTGAGCGCAAGTGGGAAAAGAAGATGATCCCCGGTATGCGGGCCAAGGGCGCCGTTTTCTGGATCGGCGACAAGCAAGCCCCGGAGACGTTTCTGGTCGAAGGCTATGCAACAGGGCTGAGCGTGGTGGCCGCGCTGCGCAGCGTGGGTCTGCGGGCTTCCGTGCTGATCGCCTTCAGTGCCAACAATCTGGTGCTGGTTGCCCCCCATGTGAAGGGCCGGGCGTTTGTCTTTGCCGACAACGATGTATCAGGCACCGGTCAGCGCGCCGCAGAGGCGACGAAATTGCCGTGGTGCATGAGCCCCGGGGCTGGCGAGGATGCCAATGACCTGCATATGCGTGCCGGCCTGATGGCGGTCTGTCAGCAGATCATGGAAGTTCGCAGGAGGGCGCGCCCATGAGCAGGTACACAAAGCCACAGCGTGACCCACGCGGCCACAGCATGCGCATCTATGACGACGTCTACGATAGCCACGCCTTCGCCGCACTTTCGCCGCATGATGTGCTGGCCTACCTAGCACTGCTGCGCGAGCTGAAGCAATACAACAATGGCGACCTGTCCCTACCGCTGACCCGCGCCAGCAAGCGCGGTATCAGCCATTCCAAGACCCTGGCCCGCAGCCTGCGCGCCCTGTGCGCCGTGGGACTGGTGGCAATCACTCGCAAGGGTGGATGCGCACGTGACGGAGAGCGCCTTCCGACACTGTACCGAGTGACCGACCGCGTGTGCTACGACATTCCAAAGTTGATGCTTCACGCCGTCAAGGAAACCAACGAATGGAAGCGCATCGCCAGTGTCGAACAGGCCATAGACCTCATTGCCGCTGCTGAACTTGCCGCAAAGAAAGCCTATGCAGAAAAAATTAGCCTAGGGCACGCCGTGCTGCATACCGCATCACTAGGTGCCCTGGTAAGCCCAAATACTAGGGCACCTAGTGATCCATGGAATGATGGACTAGGGCACGGCGTGACTATGGTTGAAAAGGGCTCAAATCCAATAGGCATGCGGGTTGTGGGCGGGTTTTCTGATGAAGGTGAAAAAGCAATCCATAGGGCACCGCGTATGCCTCCTTTATATGTTGCCATCCCTACGCCGTATTTGGACTCTGTGAAGTACGTCCCTCGCTACCACTGGCTTACGAAAAACCAAATCGGCTTCATTGCAAATCTGATCGGCAAAGCCCAACCCCACGCCGCCGAGCACTTCGCCGGCAAACACGATCCCATCAACTTTTGAGGACACCACCACCATGAACATCACCGCCCGCACCTGTGCCAACTGCACATCCTTTGATCCAACAGCCAAGGACGGCTACACCTGCTTGGCCGGCGTCGGCATCCCCGCGCGCGATCCCGGTCGTCAGAACGTGTACTGCAGCCCAGCCGCTGGCGATTGCTGCGATTCCCATCAAACCGCCGTGGAAGCGGCAACACACGGACTTTGATCATGACAACACCCAAGCTCACCGCCGACCAAAGAGCCGCATTGCTGCACCTGGTATCCATGCGGGCCGAGGCTCGCTACCTGGTTCGAAACAAGGAAGCCAACAGGGCCTATATCCGCATGCTGAAGGCCGCCCACGCACAAGCCATCAGGACCGGCGACACCAAAGCCGAGGCGCTGCACAAGATTGACCTGGCCGAAGCCAAAGACGCCCAAATCGAATTGGAATTCGACATCATTGAAACAGGCATGGCGTTCATGCAGTCATGCAGCCATTACGACAAGTTGCCCCGTGAAGTGTGGCTACGGGCGCTGTCGGTCAACGAAAGCGAGTGGTCCAACCCCCAAATGCTGAAGTACGGCGACAGCGTGCGCAACGTGGTTGCCGTGCTGAAAATGGAAAACAGTGCGACAGGCAAAGAGGATGACTACGAGCTTGTGTACAGGCCGCTGAACTGGTGCTGCACCATGGCGATGATGAACGCCATGCAGACAATCCCAGCACTGGGCAAGGCCACGCACAACATGGCCAACGAGATGTTTGATGGTGCGTTTGGCGATTGGAAAGCACCCTCGATGCTGGAGCAGATTGGGGTGAGTCGGTAATGGCCAGCACACACATGCAGATAGTCGCCGCTGCATTGCGCTGGCACACGGCCCGGCAGAGGCGCATGGAAATTGGCGCCGAGCAAAGGCGCTACCAAGAGGCCAGCAAGCGCCGCACGGGCTTTGGAGGTGCAAGCTGGGACATAGGGCAGCACTTGACCGAATCGAAGCGCCTGGAGCTTGCTGCAGCCCGCGCCCTGTTCAAGCTGTTCGAGGCCGAGCGCGCCGGGCTGGGTGGCGCGCCGGATGGCGGTGTGGTGGACGCGGTGCTGCTGCTGGAGTAAATCAGAACATGAAACACCCTGATTCAAACCCCGACCACCGCAAGGTGCTGGACCTGCGTCGGCGCCATTCCCTGCGGGAGGTCGCTGACCTTACCGGCATGCCAATTGGCACAGTCAAGACGATATGCAGCCGCTCAGGCGCTTTTCGTGACAACCTGGCGCACCGCCAGCTCTTCAGCCTGCCGCCGATTCAGGTTAGCGAGTCGACAGCATTGACGGTGCCCACGCTGCCGCCTCAGGAGGCGGTGACCGGCGACAAGGAGCTTGACGCAGTGCTGTGGCTGCGCGAAGTTATCAAGACCGGGCAGGCCGAACTGATAGGCAAGGCCATGGTAGCGGCCAAGCGCATCCAGACGCCGCTCAAGGATCTGGAAGACAGATACATGAAACACCTGGTTTCAAAGAATCCTGGCAACTGGACGGTGATGTTCGCGACTTTCGGCTTTGCCGACCTGGAGGGCTTGGCTGGCAAGTCCGCCGATAAGTTGTCGCGCCAGCATGAGGCCTTGTCACGCTTCGGCAGTGTGGACGCCTTGTTTTCCGATACACCCGCCGAGCGGTTTTGCATTGACGCGATGAAGGGCTTGAAGCGCAAGGGCGACTTTGGCGACTACGACGAGGCCCAGGTGGACGCTCGATTTAAGGCGCGCCCGGACCTTGCACCCAACACCCTGAGCGACTGCCTGCACGAGTTGGCCTACTGGAGCAACCTGTACACGCTGCGCAATTCCCATGATTTGGGAGATCCAGGACCGCAAGCCAGTGCCCGCGAAGACTTTGCTTTTCGATGCCTTGCGCAAATTCGGCCCCGCACAAAGCCCGAGGCGGTGGCCGTGCTGCGCTACCTGGAAAGCTCTGAGCGCCTGGACTATGAGCACACCAGCGCAATTTTGTTGAATCTTGTTGGTGGGTAAATCATGGGCCACAGCACACCATCATTCATCCTCGATCGGTTTGATTTAACCCAACCCAAAGAGAAGGGCACTCGCGCCGCCGGTCGACCAAAGACCCGCACTGCCAGCTATCTGGCAGGCTTGCTGCGCGACTATGCAGTCATGGCAGATTGGTTCCACCTGTCCCATGGCAGGGCCGCCAAGTCGGATGTTGAGCTACTCAATGCCTTTCTTCAAAGCGAATTCCAGAAGCATGGTCTGCGTGCCTGCCGCGTTGAATCGGCGGAAGTGCAGGGGCGTATCAAGACCCTTCGCAATCATCTGTCTGAGGCTCGGCATGTTTGTGCGGCTATCCCTGAAACCCTACTTTTTCCGGGATGCAATGCCAATCACACTGATGCTCATTAGTGCTTATTAACGAATCGAGGTGTGATAAATGCATACAGAAATCGCCACCCAGCTGGGCACCAAAGCCACCGAGCCTACTGGTCAGACCTTGAGCATCTTGCGTTTCGCCGAGGTGACCAAAAAGACCGGCCTATCGCGTGGAGCGATTTCCCAGCGTTTAAGAAATAGCGAGTTCCCGGAACCGATCAACCTTGGTGGCCGTGCTGTGGGTTTCATTGAACATGAAATCAACGCCTGGATCGCTCAACTCATCCGCGCCAGCCGCAGGGAATCCTGCGATGCCGGTCAACAAAACCCGCCGCTTAACACCGGCACTCCCAGCACGGGCCATGCTGCCGTCACTCCCGTTTTGGGTGTGGCGGCTGAGACCGTGCATTCCAACTCCCAATGAAAGAAAACATGTTCGACATTTCCACACTTGACCAAACAGCCAACGTCACATTCGATGTGCCCGTTGTGCTTGACGCCGATGGCAACCCCGCCGCTGGCTTCAAAGTCGTTGGCCGCAATTCCCAGAACTTCCGCGATGCAGAGCGCGCCTTGACCCTTGCTGCCGTGAAAAAGGCCGCATCCAAGGCAACCAAAGCAATCGACACCGGCACCGATGCTGGCGCCGCACAGGTAATCGACACCATGAAAGCAAATGAAACCGGTATTGCGGTTGCCTGCACAGTGGACTGGTACGGTTTCAGTAAGGACGGTGCATCGGCACCCATGACGCCGGATGCCCTGGCCACTGTCTTCGAGAAACGCCCCACCTGGCTATCGAAGGTTACGTCAGCCATCGCCGCTGACGCAAATTTTCAGCCGAGCTGATTGTGGACCTCTGCGCCTACGCTGAACACGAATTGAATCTCAGCACGCCCGAGCCTGACGGTGTGCCGAAGCGTGAGCACCTGCGTATGGCGCAAGAGAGACTTGGCCGACCAATTGCGGAATTGCAGAGCGAACCACTTGCAGCAGAGTTGCATTACCTGTGGCAGTGGTTCGTTCAACTGAGCAACGCCCGGTCAAGTCAGACCGCAATCAGCTTTCAGGAAATCCAAGCCTGGGCGCAACTCAAGCGTGTGGAGCTTGACCCATTCGAAGTCGAAGCCATCAAGGCACTCGACCAGGTGTTTTTGAACATTTTTAGAAAGAAGGCAATTCAATGAGCAATGAACTTACGAGTCTTGTTATTGTCGTTGACACCACTCAAGCGGCGAAGGCAACGGTCGACCTGGACAAGCTGACAGCCAGTGCAGACGTGGTTGAAGAATCCGTGACGCGCGCGGGAAAGGCTGCATCAGGCTCTGCCGCCGACTATGTGCGGGTTTCCACCACCACCAGCGATGCCGCCCTGAGTGCCGAGAAGTGGATAAAGAAGCTGCAGGAAGAGTTTGATGCACTCGGCAGAACCCGTGCGGAAATCGAGCGCATGCAAGCCCTGGCCGCGAACCTGCAAAAGTCAGAAGTCGACAAGATTACGGCGCTTGCACAGTCGATTGACTCTTACCACCGCCAAGAGCAGGTCATGAAGGACATGGTCAAGAGCCAAGACGATGCGGCTTCAGCAGCTGAGCGGTTTATTGCAAAGCTGAAGGCGCAGGCTGATACTGTTGGCATGACCCGCAAGGAAATCCTTGCATTCCAGGCTGCGCAGCTGGGGGTGTCAAACGCAGCGGCACCGCTGATTGCCGGCCTTCAAGATGCAGGCCATGCTGCGGCAGGCTTCAGTCTGTCATCTTCCACGGCCACCCGTGAGCTGATTGTGATGTCCCGCGAACTTGCAAATGGCAACTTCACGCGGATGGGGAGTTCGTTTTCCATCTTCGCGCAATCCAGCGGCTTGCTAGCGGCAGCGATGAATCCCTTGGGGTTGACGATTGCTGCGGTTGCTGCATCGGCGGGCGTCCTTGCCGCCGCCTATACCTTTGGTGCCATGGAAGCAGAGAAGTTCAAGGCATCCTTGATTCTGACGGGCGGTGCTGCAGGTGTCACAGCCCAGCAGCTTCAGGCCATGGCGTTGGCGACAAGCACGGCGACGGGCTCCACGATCGGGAAATCAGCAGAGGCCATCACAGCGTTCTCGTCTAGCGGGCGGTTTGCGGCTGACCAGATTTCGCAGTTCTCCGCCACCGCGATAAAGATGCAACGCGAGATGGGCATATCCCTGGAAGATTCCGTCAAGCAATTTGCTGAACTTGGCCGAAGCCCGGTTGATGCATCCATCAAGCTCAACGAATCAATGCACTACCTGACCCTGGGTGTGTTCGAGCACATCAAGGCCATGAACGATATGGGCGACCGCGTGAATGCAGCCAAAGCGGCGGAAGAAGCCTATGCGGATGCCATGAATCAGCGCATGCCCGTACTGGCGGCCAACTTGGGCGTCCTGGAGCAGACTTGGCGCGGTGTCGGTGAGATGGCCAAAGCGGGATGGGATGCCATGCTGGGTATCGGCAGGACAGAAGACCCGACCGCGAAGCTTGCTAGACAGCTTGCCGCATTCGAGAAATATGCCACTTTCAAAAGGAGCGGCGGTGGCGGACTGACCCCGGAAGAAAACGCGCAACTGGTGGCGTTGGAAAAACAGGCCGAGGTTCAAAAGACCATCGATTACCTGGCGCTCATGACGGCGGAAAACCGGAGAAAAGACAACGAGCAGGCCATAGCAGGGATTGCGTTTGACACGATTGCAGATCGCTACCTCGATAAAGCCCTGCTCACAAATCGCGAGATAACGCGGGTGACTTTGGAAGGTCTTGCGGCTGGCAAGTCGAGGCTTGAAATTGACAAGGTGATTGCGAATATCCGGGCCGCCAATGCTGCCAAGCCGGAGAGCGTCAGCGCTTACCAGACCTTCATTGCGGACATGCAGAAATACGAGGATGCTGCAAATCTGGAAATTGAGACCGGTAAGAAGCTGACCGCTGCACAGAAGCTCGAGAGTGATAGCTTGGTGAATCTCTGGTCAAAGTACACGCAAGGCAAGATGACGCTTGACGAAGCTGTCGATGCTGAAAACCGGATGAATGATGCCGTCCAAGCCATGACCAAATCAGAAGCCGACTTGGCGAGACAGAAGGAGCAGGCTGACGCCATTGCTGAATATTCCAAGACCGTGGATGGAATAGACAAGACCGTCGCATCCGTTCTGAAGCAAATCGAAGCTGAAAAGCTGCAGATTGCATCCTGGGGGCTTACCAAGGGCGCCATTGAGGCCTTGAACCTGGTGAAGATTCAGCAGCAGGCCGTTGATGCCAAGAAGCGGGCCGACATGCTGCAGGGGCTGGGTGACGATGACCTAGTTAGAAAGGGCCTCTTGGAAGAAGCGGCGACGTATGCTGAACTTGTCCGCCTGAAGAAGGTCTATGCCGACCTGCAGGCCAAAAAAGAGCAGGATGGCGCGTTCGCCTACTGGTCGACCATCCAAGACCAAGCCATAGCCACGCAAACAGTCGTCTCCAAGGCCTTCAAGGGCATGGAGGATGCGCTGGTAACTTTCGCCACCACCGGCAAGCTGGATTTCAATGGACTGGCAAACAGCATCATCGCTGACCTGATCAGAATCCAGATTCAGCAAAGCATCACCAAGCCACTGTCGCAAGCCATGAGCAATGCAGGCGGGATGAGTGGCATCGCATCGGGCGTGGCAAGTCTGTTTGGCTTCGCAACGGGCGGAAATCCAACCCCCGGCGTTCCGTACCTTGTGGGCGAAAACGGACCCGAAATCCGCGTTGACACAGGCCCCGGCGTGATCACTCCAAACCATCTTTCGGGATCTGGCGGGGCCGCTTCCATGACCATCAATCAGCCCATCGTGATCAACGCCCAGAACGCCAGCGCCGAAACCATAGGCCAGATCAGGGCCATGATGCCAGGCCTCATCGCCACCAACGCACGGACTATCACCGCCGTGGTGCAGCAGGCATTCGCCAAGCAGGGCGTGAGGGTCAGCATATGAGCGGCCATCTTTCACGGAATGGTGAATGGTTGAAGCAGGCGCCCGCCGGGATGGTGGCCCTGACCGTGATCGATTTCCAAGGGTTCATCAACAAGACCGTGAACGGGTTGTCATGAGAATCAGCGAAACCGAAACCATAAAGGAGTGTGCAGCATGACCGATGAAACCACGACGTCCAAAAAGACAAACCGTCTGATTGGCTTCATTCCAGAAGATCAATTCTTGGAAATTACTGCCAATCTCGCCGCAACCGCAAAGCTGGCCAAGGCCGCAAAGGGAAAACTCGCCCAGATAGAGAAGCGGTTCAAAGAGGAGGGCGTGGTTGCAAAGGCCCAGCGCTCGAAAGCACAGAAGGGAATTGCATGACTGCCGCAAAATCATCTGCAGCTATGGCCAAGCCAAAAATCGGAAAGGCCGCAAATCTCATTGTGGCTGCCAATACAGGCAGGTTGGCGAAGCCTCATGAGTTGGTACTGATGTCATCGGCACAGAATGCAAGCGTCATGGAGTGTTGGAACACCTTTGGCGAGCTGGATGTATCGGCGCTGGCCAATGACTTGTACGCTCGGTCTCAAGTCGTGAAGAAGGGCGACCTCGGTACGGTGGAGTCCATGTTGTTTGGGCAGGCCATGTCTCTGCAGGCCATTTTTGCCAACCTCTCTCGCCAGTCTGCCAACAACTTGGGGAGTTCCGTCGATGTTGTTGACAAGTACCTGCGGCTGGCATTGAAGGCGCAATCACAGTGCCGGGCCACTCTGGAGACGCTTGCAATCGTCAAGAACCCGCAACCCTACATCCGGCAGGCCAACATCGCCAATGGGCCGCAGCAGAACAACTTCGAAGCGGAATCGGCACGGTCTCAGAAACGCGCACGCGAGAAAAATCAAGAACCCTTTCCGAGTAACGAACTATTGGGGGCACCAGAGCATGGCCAACGGCTGGACGGCGGAGCGCAGGGCCCGTCAGGCGCAACTCATTCGAAACTGGAGCCCGTGGGAGCAGTCCACCGGCCCGCGCAGCCCACAGGGAAAGCAAAAAAGCGCCCAGAACGCACGGGTGCACGGCATGTGGTCGAAGGAGTGGCTTGAAATCAAGGCAGCCGTCAGAGCTATGACAGTTCATCCGATGGAAGGCGAGATTCGCCGAATCCTGCGCAGAGACCTTGCGTAAGGCGGCAAGCGGTTAACGATATTGACATACGTCGGTGAAAAGGAGGGGCGGGCCCGGTTCATCCCTACCTTATAAAACTTATGGTTGAACTTGACAAAACTCGACATTGCCGCAGCAGGAAAAAGCCACTGGGCTAAAGAATGAACTGAGTAGCTGGCTCACTTTTGAGCCAGTAATCCAAAGCCGGGAGGGCGCACCCAAGGTGCGGGTAGACTTTCTTCCGATATGGGAATTCCAGCAACGGAGCCTGAGCCAACCCTTGGCCGTGGTCTATTTGGTGCTGGCGCTGGTGGCATGGCGTCATGTACACCAGGCGCGCCGTGCCGGTGGCCAGCGCCAGCGGAATGGGTCCACAGCTCACGCCCACGGCTTTTGCATACGGCGTGCGATGGTAGCCGAGATTACCCCACACCAAGAAACCTGTATCCATGCGGGTTTCGAGCTAAAAAGGGCTGATATACCCAACATCCCTACGCCCACGGGCTCGCACGCCATGGACCAAGCCGGCGACAGCACTCTGAACACTAACATTTGCTAACAGGCGGTGCGCAGATGGTTCGCATCTTGATTCAGGTTCGCAGCATCTTTCCGGACGGCACCAAGCATGCAGTGAGCAAGAAACCCAATGCTGGCGCGGCTTGCCCGACATTTCCAATTGCGTCAGCCGCAATTGCTCCGAACCCATAAACCAGAATTCAGTAGCAAGTTGGTTCGCAGCTTGTGCGCTATTCTGATGAGTATGTAGCCTGGCAAAACCGGGCGCTGAAAATCAGGGCGCGAAGCCAAATTTTCACCCGTTCAGGGGATACCCATGCAAGCCGTAGTGTGGCAGGCTGGGGTTGGATTTCACCCATCACAACAGGGATTTACTAAATGACTACGATTTTCAAATCAATTCTCGCTGCCATCTTGGCGTCAATTCTTTCGATACCACTCGCTGGATGCGGCACTCCGGTGCAACGCATCACGACTACCGCGTCCGGCAATCCAGAGGTGCAAATCGACAATGTTGATGTTGACGCAGTTAAGTCGCGGCTGCTTGAACGAGCATTGACGAAAGGCTTTCAGGTGGAATCCGATTCGGCATCCCAGTTGGTCATATCGCAAGAGTTGAAGGGGATGCAAGAATCTTTGATGCGTTTGGCCATTGCAAATGCGTACTCCACGCCGGTACGAGCCGTGACGGCAATCACATTCATTAAGAATCCGGCCGGCGTGAAGATATTCTCCAGAACCACCGCGATGTCTACCATGCCGATGGGGCAGGTCCAAAAAATGGCGATGGACGACGCCAACACTTTCAACACAATGCAGGCGTCATTGGACAGGCTAAAGGAGAGCTTTAATTAAGGCCCTGGGGGAAGATTACCGGCGCTTCCGATGCCAGTTCAGTGCTGTCCGGGCGAGTTGTCGGCAACGGCGCCTCGCCCGAAATCCTTGATGTATGGCCATGCTGACACGAGCAGCGCAAAGACTGCAATCACTGCAGCGATTTTTGACCACTTGGCGGATTCGGCAGCGTGTTTGGCTGATTCTGCAGCCGCGTGCGCTGACGACTCTGCCGCCTCCGTGGACCTTTTGGACAGTGCAAGCTGCTCGGCTTCGAGACGCCTCTGCCCACCGTTTTCCTGCTCTTCTAGCCACGCGCGAGCAACGCCTGCACTTTTGCCGCTAATGATTCCGACGGCGACGGTTTTGCGCAAATGGTCAACACCACTGCCATCTTCATTGTGTTCGCTCACCCACTTTTTGACGTCATCGAAGGACTGCATCTGTGACATGTACGCTTTCTATGATGTTGTCATTGATCGTACACGGGGAGTTGCGCATTTGATGGCGGAAGTCCATGATCAATCGGAGTTCGATATTTTCGTTTATCAAGATGGTTTCACAAAAATTTGGAGTGAATAATGACTAAATCAGCAGATGAAATTTACAAGGCGTTTTCGATGCTTCAGAGTGCCCGTGGAAGCCTGGAAAATAGATTCAATTCATTTGTACGAGAGGTGAGTTGTGTTTGGGATCAATCCCGACATAACCAAAATCATCTTCTTGGTATGGAATTGACGAAATCGCTGGAAAACTCAAGGTTTGAAATTGCCTTGTGTGGCAGGACTTTACAATTTGCCTTTACCGTTGGATTAACAGATGAAGGGCAACCGAGAGGGTGTATCACGTGCACTACGCCTGATGACAGATTCGAAGGTTCCAGAGCCGTGATCGCAGTCATCACATTCAAGATAAATGGCGATGTCGAGTACCCACCTAAACCGACTGATTTCGCTGATTCACTCCAAATAGACGATACCATCTCGGCGATTTACATCATCAGTTACTGCGTCTACAAAGTACTGCGCCTGAAAGTTGTTTCGAGTTAAGCGGGTGTCTAGCTCTGTTCTCTATAGATACACGCCCAACTAATTATGAGCATCACAAAATGGATCTCTTCACTATTCCAGAAACTTGAGCCTGAATCGGTAGACGCAAAAGATGCTGGCTTAGATGCAAGACAGGAGTCTGTAAAAACCGAAGTCGCGTCAACCTTGGAAGATGCTGTTGCGGGCCTTAGTCCAGAGCAGCGGATGTTCTGGGACTATGCGTCACGCATTACGCAAGTTCTGAACGAGTCGTTGAACATTTCAAATAGCTCAAAAAATCCCGAAACCAAGGTGTCTCGTCTTGAGTTGGCCAAGTTGAAGCTAAATGAATTGGTGGAGTTAATCAATGTTCATCCATACATCAAATTGACAAACATCGATGATGTTCGGAAGACCATTGAAAATCTCACAGAAAAGTATGTATCAGTGGGGTACTTTGCAGCAACGGAAGGTGCTGATCAAGGCTATCAGCAGGACGTCTGGAAACAGTGGAATGTACCAATGATGGATATGACCAAGGGGTTCAGATTCACGGCAACATTGCAGTTGCGCACTCCATTAAGAGTAATTTCGCGCCATATGGAATACCACGAAGGCCTTACAGATCCGCCCAGAATTGCACATACTCAATGGGAGGGATGTTGGCTTCCGGTTCTGAAGACGTGGGCCGAGCAGGGCATTGAAGGTCTACCCGAAATTCCAGATAATGGATACGTTGCATCCTCAGTTGGGCCACTTGAGAACCACGGAGTAGATTTCCAAAAGTTTTTGGTTGCCTTAAGAACCATCGTTGAAAGCAATCAATCTATAGAAGCTAGACGAGATGCTATTGAGGGTGGTTTTATAAGTGGTCAATGGCGTGATTTTTGCATATTGCTGGGTGGCCATGAGGATATTAAAAATCGGTTTTTCCCGATGTTTATACACACTATAAATGGAATTCCAAGTAGCGTGTTGTTAGACCTGCAGAATAGGGGGTTAACCACTCCAAAAAAACTAGCGCAAGAGTCAGATGAATCTTTGCTTTCAATTAAAGGCATTGGCCCTGCAAAGTTGAAAGCTATTCGACTAGCCGCTGAAAGTGCTACCAATCAGAATGCAGAATTTTTGGATCTTGTTCGGCATTGATGGTTGGAGATTCGTGTCAAATACCAGAGCTGCAGTTGGTAATGCCACAGAAGAAGTGAGCGATGAAAAAGCCGGTTTAGGTCTTGATCTTGGTTGGACGCCAGCCCATTGCTTTGATCCAGAGACCTATACGTCGGTCGCTTGCATGACGGATTAGCTCCTTTTGCAACACGGGCTGAATGAAGTCTGCAGCAGCGGCATATGACCTGAAGTGTTTGCTGTTTGCCAGTTCCAGTGCGCGTCTCTTGTACTCGCCCCACAATGTGGCGTTTGCAGTCTTGGCCGCGGGGGACCTAACAGATTTACTCTCCTGCTTCTTGGCAGCAATCGTTTCGTTTATGGCCTGGGTGGTGGCCTGGGTAAGGTGATGATCTTCACGCTCAGAGTGCTGTTCTCCGCCATCGATGTCTATTGCCAAATCGGAACAGGTCATACCTTCCAGCACCAAACCGATTGCAGCAGGCGTTGCGCCGGCAAGTTCAAAGGCCTCTTTCGCGGCTGCAAACTTCCAAAGCGCCAGCACCGCGAGCTTATCGAACGGATTGATCTCGCAATACCCAGTCGGGATGTCGACCAAGTGTGAGGAGGTGTCATGCCTCCTGAGCAGAAGGTCATAGTCCGAGATAAATGTGCGCACCATAGCCGGGGTGTCGGCAACAAGAAACATGGCCTTTGCATCTGCGGAGGTACAAGCCCTTCCTAGCATTACACGAGCCTCTTGACTCTCCAATACGAACAGTGCCACCGCATGCAGATGCTTATCCAATTGCTTCGCAATGCGGCGCACAGATGCGGCGTTGTGGGCTTTTTCTTTGAGATGCCACCTCAGCTTGGTGAGACGCCTATCAACCCATGGTGAGAAGACCGCAGGTGTCCGGAATGAGAGTGGACTGTTGCGCTGAAGTTCGCCTGTGTATTGCATCTGACTTTT